TATTTTGAAAAAAATAATAATATTAAAGACATTATTAAGAAACAAAATATATATGATTTACAATCACAACTTATTAAGGAATACGATGATATATTAGAAGGGTCTGATGAATATTTTGAAGACAAGGTATTATGCGCATTTAACGAATATATGGACAGACATGACAATGCTGACGAATATGATGATGTATGCAATAATATTATATTTATATATTACAATAGTATTAGAAAGTTAAAAGAATATTATAGCGCCATTTTAAAGAAAGAAAGATTTTATTTAGAAAATCATCTATGAATATATTAAATAGCAATGAAAATTAATTTAATCTATATGATAATATATTTTACAATATTAGTAACTGTAATACTACTTTCATTCTATATAATTGAGATCATATCCTTCATATTTAGACTTCCTTTAATTGATAGTGTTGTTGGCGAATTCCGCGATTATACATTAGGAATGAAGCAACCTGTAATGATACTTCCCAATGTTGCTTATAGAGCTGTTAATCTATATCCTTTACATCTTGCTTATTATGTATATCTTTTTTGGGTTACATTAATATTAATAATTATTATACTTTTGTGGATAATAGGAACAATAATACAGAAGATAATTTTTTTTAATCCATTTGCAGGCATTCCTCCATGGGCTGAATTAAATGAGATGGGGTTTTTTGTATGGTTATTTGAAAAAACTGGAATAGAAAAACGAGAGGATATTCAAAACTTTGTACTTAATATTTTTAAGTCATTACTAACACCCGAAGAGTTCGAGGCAGCGCAACAAAGATGTAGAGAAAACTTTGTGGACAATGTTAAACATATTGATTATGATTTCTCAAATGAATACAGAGAAGAAAGAATGGATGACAAATTTTATACGAACTCATTTATATCAATAAAACACCGAGAGGAAGCAAATAAATATAGAAAAATGAAAATTGCGCGCCCGGATGAAGATGATATTCTTATTCCTGATGTAGATATTGAAAGCACTATGAGAACAAATATGAATTATATGTACATATAATAATACATATATGTATTATTAAATTAATATATTATATTAAGAATAATATATTAATATAAAAATAATGAATGATATTCAATGCAAACTGATTAATATTATCTCACAGCCAATAAATAAATACAAAATAATATATTCGGTATTATATTTATGTATTATAATAATTATTGGCGTATTTATGTATTGGGATGCTGTATATAAGGGCGCGAAGAAACTCTCAAAATGTAGTAATATTTCGAAAATTATAGATGAAAATTATTATAATGAGACACCATATGTATATAATATTATTATAGTAAATACTAAAAATATAAAGAAGCCACAAGATTATGTTATTAAAATAACATATGATTTCAATAAGATGCTTACGAATATTAAATACGGCAATACTACCAACGAAGAGAAGGTTTTCATTTATAGAATAAATGATTATGCATCTATTATGGAGGATATAAATGAATTACAAATAAAAAAAGATGCATACAAAACAAGGTACGATGAAACTAAAACAAATGGCGATTATAATAATTACACGAAGGCAAGTGTTGAATATACTTTGTTAGCGAATAGCGTTGAAGGTAAGAAAGCAATTGAACTTGACAAAATCAAGGCATTTGACAGTAAGTTTAAATACAAATATTATAATTTAGAAAAAATGGAAAGAGATGTTATTGAAGATATTAACGTGAGAATAAATAGTAATGATTACAAATATTATGCAGTAGACAATAATAACAATATAATTCATACATATACGACGAATGAACTAATAAAGTTGACCAAAGAGTTTTCAACAAATGAAAACCATCCTATAAATATTATTGATTATATTATATTTTCAAAAATACAACAAAAAAACAATATAGATATATAATATCTTATTTATATAATTTATATAATATAGATAAAGATACAAGATATTAATGAATAATAATACTATTAATGATATTACTAAAATATTTAATACTATTGAGGATACATCAAATGAATATATTGATGAGCTTTCATCTATAACAGCTGTTAAAATATCTAATTATCAAATGTTTATAAATATACTCTTCATATTTATAGTAGGTATTATACTATATATATTATATCGCGATTATATTTATCGTATTGCAAGCAAATTGACAAGATGTTCTGATGTAAATGATATTATAGATTTTAATATAAATGAAAACGACAATACATACATATATCATATATATATAGTTAATGTTGCAAATATCAATAATATATTTAAAGATTTTGTTATGAAAATTGAATTGAATTTTATGAAAGAAGAAACGAATGTTTTGTTAGGGGATTTAAATATTATTTCACCTTTGTTATTCTCACCCACCGATAATATTAGCAAGTTTGGCAATGCATTCTCTGTTTTTAATTTGGCAGATAAGAAAAAGAAATACGTTGATTATTATAATGATGGGAAAATATATTACATTGATAAGAAAAAATTAGCAACAAAAAAATTCAAATATTATATAACAACCTCTAAAAATGAGAAATTAACAGATGAAGCATCCGTTAAACTTGCAACGTTTGTTAAAAAGTATGGATATAATGATAATATTGACGTAGATCCAATATATAATATATTATATGCAATTGAAAATAAAAAAAATATGGAATATTAACATAACAACATATTAACATAATAACATATTAACATAACAATATAATGCACAATATTATAGATAAAATACATCATTAAGTAATGATTTCAATTCTTCAATCTTCTCCTTATTCTTTATTTTTGGATAACTAATATTGAACTCTATAAACATATTACCTTTATTTGAAGTATTTAATATAGGCATACCTTTCCCTTCCAATAGATAATTCTTACCATTCGAAATTACGCCAAATATATTAGTATTAATATTTAATTGTTCTTTGAAATAGGGAATTGCAATATCTTTTCCAATAATAGAATCGACAAATGATATATCTGTTTTAAAATATAAATCATTTCCTTTTCTAATAAAACCTTTGTGCTCATCTATTTTGATATTTATTATCAGGTCGCCAGGCTTAATGTTCGGTATTTTTGGTTGTTCCCCTAATTCTGGGAATGCAGTTTTATAATTTTCATCTATACCTTTGGGTATAATTAATGTCGCCTTTTTATCTTCATTAAAGAACCCTTTCCCGCCACATTGTTTACAATCTGATTTTCCTTCAATTGTTATACCAGTCCCTTCGCAATTATCACAAGGTCCTTGGAATATTTGCTGCATTATTCCTAGACTTCTGATTTGTTGCATTATACCACGTCCATCGCATTTACCGCATTTTTTATTACATTTATGACAATATTTACGAATATTAATATTTAAATCCTTATTAATACCTTCATATATCTCATCAAGACTAAATACAAATGTTCTCTCTATCGATTGAGCTTTTTTGGGACCCCTATTGCCACCTAGGCCACCTGCGCCACCCATACCAAAAGAAAACATTTCTTCCTCAAAAGGCCCACCTCCACCAAAAGGCCCACCCGCTCCAAAAGGCCCACCTCCTCCAAAAGGTCCACCTCCTCCAAAAGGCCCTGCTCTACCTCTAAAAAATGCTTCAAAAATATCGTGAGGATTTCTATTAACTTCTTGCCCTGACCCATTATTATAATTTTGGTCTCCAGCTTCGTCATAATTTCTACGTTCATCCACGTTGCTTAATACATTATACGCTGATGATATTTCCTTGAACTTTTCTTCAGCACCTGGATTTTTATTTTTATCTGGGTGATTTTCCATCGCAAGCTTCTTATATGCTCTTTTAATATCATCTTGCGAAGCGCTTTTGTCAACACCTAATATTTTGTATAATTTATAATTATCAGTTCCCATTATATATATATGATAAATATTAAATGTTTATATATATTACATTTTTACTATTATGCGAATATGTATATAAAAAAATGATTATGCTTTGTATTTTAATAATAACTAAAATGTCTGGTCAAATAGAAGATTGCAATGGAGAACTCATTGATCATATCATTCAAACATCGTACACCGAATTAGAAAATATTATGGATGGTTGGTGCAAAAATCACGAAGAAAATTTTAGTGGAGGGAAAATGAGAGGAGATAGAGGAGAAGATATTGAAACATTTGTTAAGAATGTTATTCATATGTTTAAAAATGTATATGGTGTAAATGTATATGCAGTAAAAGGTTCACATGATAAAAAAGAATTATCCTTGACATATAATGATAAAAAAATTACAAAAGACCACCAAGTAGATATTCATATTTATAAAGATGATGTGTTTATTGCAGTTATAGAATGCAAAGCATATTTAGATAGTTGTTATTATGTCCGCGCTTGCGATGACTTTAAATTATTTAAAAAGTTTGGTTATGATATTAAACAATATATATTAACATTAGAGAACTCAATTGATGAGAACACCAAAATATTTACTGATGTAATTACTGATAATGTTTGCGATGATATATTTTATATGTTAGATGGAAAAAGGGCTTCGGCAAAACCAGTATATGATAAAAAATATAAAAAACCAATCAGTAAGGAAAAACTTGCATATTTTGTTAGGTCAATGCACAAACTACTTATTTAGGTCTAATGGTAATAATGGTAATAATGTTAGTTTAATATATGTTTTTTAGCAATTTCGTAGTATTTATTTTCTAATTCAATACCTATAAATTTCCTATTTATATTTTTGCACGCAACCCCTGTTGACCCAACACCCATGCAATTATCTAAAACTAAATCATTTTCATTTGTATAAGTTTTAATCAACCATTCAAGCAAATCTGTTGGCTTTTGCGTGGGATGAAGAGGTCTTTCAACGCGATTAAACTTTAAAACGGTTGTTGGCAATCTTTTTCCATCGCTTTGCACATAATTTTCTTTGTGCGCTCCATAATTGCTTTGTTTATCTACGGCTGTTTGTGTATTCCATCGCGTATATGGTGTTGAATACCAATATTGAGGGTTGTATGTTGGTTGTTTTTTATAAAATACTACAATATCTTCATTCGTTTTCATCGGTTTCCTTTTTGAATTTAAGAAATCAGAAAACTTATTTTTTTCCCACACCAAACAATATCGAAACATCTTTAAGTTTGTTGTAATCATTATTGACGTAAAAGGTTGCGACCCAAATAATACTATTGCCCCATTATCCTTTATTATTCTGCTATATTCATTCCATAATTTATCAAAGGGTATTACAACATCCCATGCATTTTTTGTCATACCATAAGGTAAATCGCATAATATCATATCGATTGATTTATCTTTAATATTCTTCATCTCAATTAAGCAATCGCCATTAATAATGTTATAATTTGTATTTGGTATTTCTAATAAATTATCTTGTTTTTCTTCTTGTCTATCTTCAGATGCTTCATCATTATTTGGTAGTACAATTTTATTTTCAATTAAACTTATCAATTCGCTTTTATTTTTAGATTTACATTTAGTATATCCCAGTTCTTCACATTTTCTTAATAGTTCTTTTTTAGATAATTTTGCTAATTCCATCTTCAATACTATTTACTATATTGAGTATATTACTATAATCCATATTATTTAAATCAATTTTTTATTTTGTAATAATAAAAATAAATATATATTGCACTAAATGCTCTGTAATATTAAATATACAATGATTATATTAACTACATATATATATTTTCTTAATATATCTTTTGTAAATACCATGTATTGATTATGTGGTTTTTTATTTTTACTGCAATAGTATCTTTTTTCATTTGCTAAATATTTATTATCTATTAATCTTTTACATATGCTCTTGTTAAAGAGAGATGATTGGTTACATTTGCAATTATAAAAAATAATAAATAGAATAAAAACTTTGAAATAATTTCTTATTTTCATAATACTATTAAATAGTTAGAGTTTATTGTTATATGTTATATATTTAATTGCAAACATAACGCATCATAATATTCATAGTATACAACTCTTGATTAAGTAATTTGAATGCATAAGGCATCCTTACCTGCGCAATATCCGTATTATTTTTACAATATTTGCAACTATAAATATTCTTCTCTGTATTTACATTTGCATGCATACCACATTTTTTGCAAATAAACACCCTATAATTATCTGACACATGAAGCATCCTCTCTGATAGAAAGTT